TGAGCGGTGGTGTCAGCCTCGCCACCCTGGAGCTTTCCGATGATGGCGTCGACGCCGGTGGTAACGTTGATCCTGCGGAAGGTGGACTGCTCGAAAAGGTCCGGCTCTTTTACTCTGGCGCTATGCTCTGACTTGAACGGCATCTTCTATTCCCTCTCTTGGTACCTGGTCTCTCCCCGGCGTGTCAATCACCACTCGAGCAGGTGGCCGCTGTAATCTTAACAAAGGAGAACCACAAAGTGGCCCAAACAAAGTCTATTATATCATAAATCCAGCTTTGGCTCTGCATAGCAACGACAATTTATTTCTGTGCCGGGATGGCCACCCTTGGGTGGGGAATCCCACCGGTACGTCTTACCCTCGCGTGCCTTGTGTTCCTTTCTGACGCGTGAGTCGCGGACGGTCCTCCAAATGTATTCCTCGAGACCGGCCTGGTTCTTCTGTCGTTCCTCGGCTATCTGTCCGTTGAGCTTGGATATCTGGTCCCGAGCAATCCGCTTTGCGTTGGACTTCATCACCTTGAACTTCTTCATTATCTGTTCGGTTGTAGCCTTGGGTGACACGCCGTCTCGATAGTTCTGGAATATAATATTCTGGGTGTCGCGGAGGAAGCGCTCCGGAATGGTCTTTATCAGGGAGGCGTTCTGCTTCACGAATCCCTTCACCATCTTATTGGGGATGGTCTCGTCCAGAAAGAATTCCTTCCCGGTGTTGAGTACGAAGAACCGGCTGAATACCTTCTTGTTTTTCTCGCGGACTATGTCGGCTGCCTTGCGAGAGTCGGCCTCGAGGTTGGCGTCGGTATAGATAGCGTTGGTCTCATTGCGTAAGGTGCTGAGAGCTTCGGACAGGTCGTCCAGCTCATCATCCAGCCGGACGGAATCCTGGTGTTGTACCCTGGTGGCATACGTGGTGAGCATCTTCCTGACCAACGGCTTGAGCTTGTTGGTAAGGTGGTCGATGGTCTTGGCGTATTGGTTCTCTAGGGTCTTGGTGCGTGGTTGGAAGAAGCGGAGCTGTTTTTTAGGCTTCCGGCCCAGCCTCGCCAGCTTCTCCTTCCTCGCCTTGAATAGCGTCTGGATCAGACTCATCTTCTTCCCCTGCGATTATATCCTCTTTCCTTTCTGGATCGAGGACTGTCTCGGTGCTGTACCCATCGTCACCACCGAAGCGGGAGATAGTAACTTCTTCTGGTGTAAGCACCTCGCGGTCCACGTAGATAGCATCGGTGTCTGCTATGGTTTTCCTGAGTGACGCTTCCTCTTCGTCGTTCATCTGCTCGATGGAGTTCCAGTCGAAGCTGAACCCATCGGAGTAGTCGACCTTGAGCGCCTGACTGGTATCAGCAGAAAGAGCTATCAGGTCTATGATCGTCTCGAGCGGTTCGGTAAGCCTGGTTTCCTGGATCTGTGCTATCTTGGACTGGTAATCCTTCTTCTCGGACTTGCCTTCGTTGCCGAGGCCCCCCTGACCACCTTCACCGAGCATCACGGTGTGCGGCATATCGGCAGCAGAGACCATCCGGTTCTCTATCTTATTAAGAACCTCTCCCACGCCAGTGAGCGGGAAGGTCTGCTGCGTATACTCCTCTTCCTTGTCGATCATAATAGTATTAAGCGTGGACCTGGTGAGGTTGAAGATGCGGAGCCGCGCAACGACCTCGTCCTCTTTGCCTGCGGTTATCTTATCCGCGACACCTGGTGTTTTCAGGATGCCTTGACGATAGTCGAGGATGAGTCCGCTGGCAGCATCGAAGCCGGTGGAGTAATTCCTGATAGCATTGGCTGTCTTATTGAGGACCGAGTCGTGCCAGTAGTTATTCTCCTGGAAGGTTTTCTTAGGCAGGTAGTTTCCGTCAAGCCTTATGACGCGGGTATGGTGGACCCGGACGTTGTTGAGGTCGCTGCGGGAGTTGCGCGGAGTTATCAGATAAGATACCGGCAGGCCGAAGTACCGGCTGCGGGAATCCTTGACGAGGATAGAGCTATGCGTCAGCTCGTGGCGGTTGAGTACTATGAAGCGATAGATGCGTTTAATCAGCTTGGGCTTGAGCGGTTTCTCCAGGTGGATCTGTCCGTCCTCGCAGGCATAGTCGTCCATAATCGGGATGATAGCAGCACCACCGTGGAGACGCGCGTTGACATAGGCTTCCTGCAGGACAGCCTTTACCCGGAGGCGCTTCATCTCCCTGTTCAGTTCATCGCGGGTTTCGGAAGATATCTTATTAAACTCGATCCAGTTCTTGATAGCGTCCTCGGCAGGCTTGTCGACCAGCTTGCCTGCAATGTCGTCGGAGGAATAAAGCGACTCAGCTTCATTCTCGGTCATAGGCCGGAAGGCTATGGTGGCATTGACGCGTTTGTCATAGTTAGCGTCTCCGAGGCCAGTCAGGACGTTGACCCATCCGTCAGTCTTTACTGTTCGTTTTCTCATTGTTTACCCATCCCTCCCAGGACGCTGCTCTTGGGTTTGTTTTTAATAAAATGATTGAGCGCCTGATTGGACGCATCAACTTCATCGTCGTTCTTGCTCTTTGGAAACTTGATGTGCTGTTCCACGAAGTCCTCCGTGCCTGGGTCGCTTGGAAGAATGACGTTGCCGGACTCCCATACAGGAGTGGTGGCGTGCGCTCTCGCGACCTTGCTCTTCTCTGCCTTGACTGGAATTATACCACTGATTTTACTTTTTAGCGATGAAATTATGGCAGGTCCATTCGCCTTATCCTCGATCAATATGCGGGTGGCCTGTGGGTACATAGCGCTGACGGACTTTACTGCTGCCACGGATGCCACGAAGTCCAGCTTCTCATTGAGCCGGTATATAAGGAAATACATAGCTCCCTTCCGTCCCCAGACCTGTCCGGCCACGAAGTCGGAAGTCTTGAGGTCCTTGAAAGCGAAGTCCCAGGACTGCACGACCTCATCGAATCTGGCAGGCAGCACCTTCCAGCGACGCCTGAAAAACGGACGCTTGTATATCGTACCATCAGTCGGAGTACCGGACTGTGATATCTGGTTAGCATAACCCATCGAACCAAGGGACTCTTTGTACCCCTCGAGGATTTCAGTGTCGTACCGAGTCGGGAAGAACAGGCCCTTCTTATACTTGGCCTCCAGGTCCTTCGGTTTGACGGAGACGTTGTCGGAGTTGATCTCGCCTGGTATCTTGATGAGCCGATACTTCCCCTTGAGCTTCTTCAGGACTGTGCCGGTCAGGTCCTCTTCGTGAAGGCGCTGCATCACGATGATGCGGAGACCTATCTTCTGGTTATTGAGACGGCTGTACATCGTCTGGTTCCACCAGCGGTTGACGGTCTCGCGCTCGGTGTCGGAATAGGCGCTCTCCGGGTCCAGCGGGTCGTCCGCTATGATTACGTCACCACCAGCTCCGGTGATGGTCCCGCCTGATCCTACAGCCTTACGGACACCTCCGAGGTTGTTCTCGAACTCATCGGCACGGTTGGTGTCGTGCTTGAGATGGAAGGCAGAAGGGAAGCTGGCCTGATACCACGGGGACTCTATCACGTCCCTGGTCTTGCGGGAGTGGGAGGTCGCGAGGGTGGCAGCATAGGACGCGGTGATGAACTTGAGGTGAGGGTAATTGATCCAGGCCCACGCGTTCAGCAGCATAGTCACGATGGAGGACTTGGCGGACCGGGGAGGGATATTGATGATGAGGTCCTGCTTCTTTGGCTTGCCTGCAGCAATCCTGGTGATCTCTTCCTGCAGGATATCGCAGAGGTATTTGACGTGCCAGTTGTCGATGAACTCAGTGCCGGGTTCTATGATATCCCAGGCACGGAGAAAGAAACGATAGTATTCTCGCTTATAGATTTCTCTCTGGACAGCTTCTAAGGTTATGCGAGGCCGGTCCATTCATCGCGGCTATGAATTGGTGACGTAGTTTGTTATAGTCCTCGTCAGCGTGAAGGTGAAGGCATTTGAAATCATCACCTCGAAGATGAACTCCCCATTCGCGACACCGGTTGTATCTACAGGGATGGTCCAGACGGTATTGGACGTCGGAGATGCTATCCACCCACCAGAGTTTGTCTGATACCAGAAGCCGGTGATGTCAGCATACGGAGCGGAGTTGGTCCCGATGTAGCTATTGGTCAGACTGATAGTCGCCAGTGCTGCCGGATTCGTAATGGCAAGCGCGAGAGCGTTGGTCCAGATGTTGGTCGAGTAATTCGTATAAATCACGGTGTTGATATTTGAGTTCAGCAAATACCCGTTCGTGTAAGTCGCGTTCGTGGTGTAGAAGAACTCCTGCGTGTTGCTGTAATAGGTGAAGCTGGTTCCATCAGGTATGTAGTACTTCTTCCCCATTGATGGACCTATGTATGGCAAGATAGGAGCAGTCCTCACAGCGCCTCCACGCTTCTTGGTTTCATTTGTGGTCCCACCGGAATTAGTGTCAATAAGACTCATCGGGAAGTACCCCGGAGAGTTTGAATAGTCACCCTCGAGTACCAAGATATAAGCCCATTCATTCAGGTTGGATATCCTGGCGACTGTGATGCCGTTCCTTATCTTGAACTTCTTATTACCAGGCTCGGCCTTTAGGGATCGCGGAGGACCATCGAAGATAGCGCCACCACCGTTCGTGATTACACCTGCATCGCGGTTGACCAGAGTGTTCCAGATGCTTCCGGTTTCATTGGACCTGGGGCCGGACGTTATCAGG